TGAGGCATCAACACCGAACTGCAACATCGAGTTCGACAGAGCATCGACTGACTGCTTTGCATCAAGTCCAGCAGCCTTGGCTAGTAAGTTCACAGACTCCGAGACACTGCCCAGGGCCTCTGGTGTTTTCGCAAGGTCAGGGCCAAACTTCGACAGAATCGTCTGGAATGCTTCGAGCTGTGTGGTGGCGCTGCCACCGAATTGCGTTGCAAGGTTCTTGGCACGATCCCCAAGGTCATCGAGACCAGAGCCCGTGACTCCAGTGACAGCAGAGACCGACTGCAAAGCCGTTTCAAAATTAGAACCTGCGGCAATCGCGTCTGTCAGCCCCTGCTGGAGTACGCCCCCAAGCTGGCTGGCAAGGCCCCCGATAAGACCACCTGAAAAGGCCCCTTTGAATGAATCAGAAAACCCACCAGCGGCGTTCTTTCCGGCATCATTAGCCTTGTCGACTACGCTCTTGAACTCAGCATCCGCACCCTTGGCGTCAATATCAACACCAATGGTCAGGGCCTGCTCTATCTGATCCGCTGCAGTCTTGGAATCCGTTGCAGCCTTTTTGAGTGAGGTCTGGAACGACGATGTGTCTAATTGTAACTCGTTGCTGAATACTGCCATTTATCGTTTCCCGATTCGGCGCTCGTGCCTGTTCTTGGAAATTTGCGACGGTGTCGGCTGATCCCACGAGGCTGCACGTACAATGGCAACACGTCGCATAAATTCAGACGCACAAAGGGAATCTACAGCTTCGTCGGGTGTAATTTTCCACAACTTGGCCATCTCAATCGCCATCAGAACGTCATGCTCAGACGAGGGCAGCACGTCAGTGCCTGTGATACGCTTGGGGTATGGGTTGCCCTGCTCGTCGACAGGCTTGGCTTTGAGAACGTGATAGTCTTCGTATATGTCTGCGAGCTTGGTGACCTCAGAGTTTAGCCACGCCTCGAAAGTTCTTGACCGCGTCGGTCACCTCCGTCAGGTCTTGCACGTCCCAAAAATCGTTTACTGTTAAGAGTGTCTTCTGTTCCTCTGTGAGCTGGCTGTCGTCCATGATGATTTTGACGATTTCAATGCAGGCCTCGATGGCCTCGTCGTTATCCAGTGGAAACTCGGTAACAGGGTTGTTGAGTGCTTCCCAAATGTTTGGGAATGACTCCAGCAGTTCGGACTGGATGCGCTGTGTGACCATTGACTGCAGGTCGCTGTCGGTAATCTGTGGAATCTCAGCTCGTATTTCTGCCGATAGCTTGGCCGCATGCTGGCTGTTCGCACCTCCCGACAGGCTCACGATCTTGGAAGCGTTCGGAGACTCCTGCAGGGCCTTCTGGAATGCAGCGTTCTGGCCAAGGCCTCGCAGTGTTGCGATAGGCTTCTCGACGGCCTTGATGATCTTACGAGAAACGATAGACTTCAGAGCCACGTCCTTGGGCTCGCCTGCAAAATATAACTTGATCGACGGCATGTCTCACCTCGAATGTTGCAGCATGAAAACAAAATAGGCAGGGGCCGCCATGCCGCGAACGGCCCCCACCAGATAGCCCAGAGGGCTTAGTTGTATACCACTGTTCCGTAAGGTAGTGATGCGCTCAACACTACAGGTGTTGCTGTTGTGAAGAAATCAGAGAAGTACGTCGCAGCCAGAGTGACAGGTGTAGACAGCTTAAAACCTTCGAACGACAGAGTCACTCGGTTGTAGGTTTCACCGGCTTGCGTCCAGCCACCTGACTCGTTGTTCATGCGCTGTGGGAAGACGCCCACTTTGCGCTTGCCACCAGTCGTGTTGCCGATAAGGCCGCCACGGGTTGCCACGATGAGCTTCTGATTTTGAGCTGCTCCCGTTTCGTTCGTGCCGTTCTCGAGGAGCAAGTCCTCGATAGCACCAGCACCGGTGTTGATAGCAGCCTCGACGAACGCCTGCAGTTGAGCGTTGTCTTCGACGTGCTCGATAGTCACTGCATATGCACCAGAGCCTGCATCGCGTGTGACGTCTGTTGAGATGATGTTGCTCTGTAGTTTATACAGATACGATGCTCCGACGGTCGGTGTGGTGATCGAGTCGTCGCAAGTCCAAGCGCCGAACAGGTTACCACCTGCAACGACGCGATTATTGACTGACATGTTTGTTGTCCTTAGTTAAGTAATACATAAAACTCTGAGAATCACGGTGTATCATTTGCGTCCAGAAAACGAGCTTTTCGTCATCTGTGCAGTTCGTGATTTCATAGGCAAGGCCCCTAACATTTCGCCTCAGTTTGCCAGTCATCGAGTCGGCATCGACTTCGTAGCCTACATGGTGAATGAGAAGAGAGCACTGCCCTATCATTAGCCCCTGTTTTTGGATTGACCAGCTCACCTGTTCATGTGCAGCACCTTCAAACTTGAAACCTTTGTAGTTGCGAAATATCCGCGCTGTTGGCGTATGGTATCGCATTACATCGTCGTTTGTCTGCTGGTGCTTCGGCTGCACTCCCACGCAACCACACACGAGCCCACCTACACCTGGTGGGTAAATATCGAGCTCAGAGAACCACTTATGTTGATGAGTTAGCAGACGGTCGTCGGCGTCTATCCACATTACCCATTCACGAGAGCAGAGACCAATGCAGAGGTTGCGAAGATTGGCGAAGTGGAGCTCTTGCCATTGCGTTGCGTAGTATCGCACCACTGTCCCGTTTTGCAACGTGACCGTCTTACGCTCTACAACCTCTGGATTGTCACCCTGCTCATTCCACAACACGACCAGCTCAGCACCGGCCGGAAGCGTTGCGATCATTTGCATCACATGATGTGCTTCGCTTCTGTGAGCTATGCAAGCGAAGGAAATGTCAAGCTGTTTAGAACTTGAGTTTTGGCTCGTTTCCGACATAGAGCACTACCTTAGTTTGTGAGGGTTCTGATGGAAACTGACCGATAATAATCTGCTGGATATCACGAACGAAAAACTCCAGCACACTGACACTCGTGACGTCACGAGGTGCATGGTCTGTGAACAGGTCGGAATCTACACGCACGTCAATGTCTCCGTATGCAGCGTGAATCTGACGTAGGTGATTAGAGAGCTCTGTAATTCTCATGATTGCAAATATGTGAATGTGGCCTCGTACAATAGTGCGACCTTGTCGCTCTTGTCATCAACATAGCCAGTGACGGAGTTCGTCTCGATGGCGTGCAGTGTGATGGTGTAACCTTGATCAGTCGTGTCTGTGTGTGGCAGTGCTGCAGCGACGTTGTCCATGACCACGTCCAGCTTCTCAGCAAGTACACCGTGTGCAAGTGCGGCCGTGCCTAGTTCCTGCGAGTCGAGTGGGTTCTTCTGGATAGCATAGCAGCCGATGCGCATCTTGCGAAGGCCTGGCGTGTATCGAGACTCGACGAGATCCTCAGCAACATCGTCACTGATGATGTTTGTGTAGACATTGGCCAGCGTATTGGATAGCACTGTTTCCTTTGTGAACACGTTTATTGGTTTCAACGTCACGTTAAGTGCGAGTTTGTCCCTGAGCAGGTCGAGAGCTATTTCGTATTTTGACGTTTTCATGATGCAGCCTGTGATAATTTGCGGAGCATGATCTCGATGATCTTGGGTAGCGTCTCAGATTCGAAGTCCTTGATTGCCGGTGTTATGTAGGGCCGTGCTGGTATTGTAGACATCAGGTTTCGCCCTGCTTGCCCACCGTATTCATGGATGCGAGCGTAGGGGATTATGTCAAGGTCAATGCCCCATACAAACGAGTACGTATCACCAGCCTGCTTGAACTGTGAGGCGTTCCCTCGTGATTTGTAGACGGTGGCCGCCTTGAACAGGTTGCCTGTCACAAGATTAAGTTTCGACGCTGTGCTCGGATATTTGGGCGCTCGATTTGTTACACCGTAATGATCTGACACGTTAGCACCGAGAGCAGTCTGGATGCGCTGCGGATCGAAAGCATCCTTTGCCAGCGTAGGCAGCAGGCCCAAGATATTACGAACGTACTGGTCGACAGTTATCACAGCCAAGCCCTCGTGATATAAGGAGCCAGCCTTGAACGGAATCGTGTGGTCAGGTCTTTATAGATTGTCGTCGTTGTTGTGCCACCCTCAGCACTTGCCACCGACTGCAAACCAATACGATTTTCACGGCCGGAGAAGTCTGTGTTCTTGAACAGCTCCAGCACCATCTCACCACATACGCTCTTGATGTCGTAGGGACAAGTAGCATCTGTATAACCTACCACGACATTTGCTCGCCATACTGGATGGGTCAGACCGTCGTCGTAATACACTTGATAGACGCCATCAGCACGAACGAGGATAGCACCCGTCGCAGTTGTGAAGGCTGCATCTGTTACTTCCTCTTTGTACTGCAGAGATGACAGCGTTGTTGTTACGGTGTATGGCAGTAGCTGGACTTTATACTGTGAGCCTGTGAAATCGTAGGGGCCTGACTGCTGCACTATCGGCTGTTTGCAGATGCCATCTATGATAGCACCAGCTTGGTTGATGAGGGCAGCCAGACGTGTGTCTTGGCTAGAATCACCAATGTTCAGCCAGCTTGCTTTGAGTTCGGTAACAGTTAAGAGTGCCATTTTATTTTATCCCCACGACGTCAAAAATTGCGTTGTCTGTAGTATTGAATTCCTTGGGCATACGAGCCGAAAGGATTAGTTCCTTGCTGAAGGTCTTAACATTCACCGCGTCGGCTTGGTTGCCACCAAGCAGGTAAATACCGTTGGTTGTTTCACCAGTGTAGAAACCCACATGATGCCCACCTTTGCGCTTAAGAATTACCACAGCGCCGTGCTGCAGTGGTACTTCGTTACCCCACTTCATCCACGACTTGGCAGCAGCGGAGCGTGTGATAGGATAGCCTGCACGGTTCATCACCCAATTCACGAACGATGAGCACCACGGCACTTCATCAGCCTTGGCCTTCAGCGTTGTCATCGCATGGTATTCGAGGATGCGAGGCGTATGTGAGCTGATGCCCGTGATCTCCTTGACGCCCTTCTCACCTTCTGCGATTTTCATCCATGTGTACTTAGACATCGAGCTGGTTTCCTTTCGATGTTTTGAACGTCTGCCATGCCATCTCTTCGAATAACCTTGTCCGTTCCTCGTTGTGTTCCTGACCAGTGGCAGCCTCGAAAGCATGATACCACTCGTGCAGGAAGGTCTTGAGCTGTGTCTCTGGTGTCGTCAGCTTGCCGTCGATGTGGGTTGCAATGCGAATGGTGTGCTTTTCAGAATCACATTCTCCATATGCACCGCGCATCTTGCACAGTCTGACACGCCATGTGTGACCACCGAGCTTGAACGACGTGGGAATCATCGGATGTTGCCCCCGATGATCATCTTGTTGTGAACTGTGAAATCGCCAGAGCGGTCAACGTCAACGATAGCAAACCCGTGATTCCAGCCGTTTCTGGCCGCGTAGTGCGTGTTTAAGTCGCACAGGCAACCAACCGACCACCCACCGATATATGAGCCGTCCAGGGGCTTTCTGATGACGTCAGTAGATGTTCTGTGTACGTGCCCCACGAGGATGTTCTCGACGGCCTTCATCCGATAGTTTCGTGCTGGTGTAACACCACCACCACCAAACCACTCATGGCCGTGGTCTATCCAGAGCTTGCCTGCTGTCATCTTTGCACGCTTGTCCACCCACTCGATGTTCAGAGACCGCAGTCCCAAGAACTCCTCAAGGTGCACAGTGCCCTCGAGTTCCTTGGCCTTGCGTGCTATGTAGCGACCGTATCTTTCCTCATGGTTTCCTTCACGGAACACGATGCGCTGCTTGTCTCCAAAAAACTTTCGCAGGTGTGCCAGCATAGCCTTCGCCACGTCCAGCTCCCACTTCCACGAACGACGTGCTTCGACCTTCTCGTGGTCGCTTAGGTTGTAAACGTCTAACATGTCACCGTTCAAGACGATGACGTCGCACTCGGCATCTCGCAGGGCTTCCAAGGCTGTCCAGTACGCACCGTAGAAATTGCCGTCGCCGTCACGCCTGAGATCATGGAAAGGCCAGTGTGCATCTGAGATGATTCCTATCCGGCCAGGTGTCAGCTCGCAGACCTTGTCTTCCCTGAGTTCACCCTTGATAGGTTCAAACTCAGGGACAGCACCACGAGGCACTTCTGGCGTTTCCTTGCTGGCGATCTCAGCTTGGGCTTGACGTTGTCTTTCGTGTGTTCCAGCCAGGCCCTTGATCTTGCGACCTATGTGCTCGAGATGTTCCTGGCTGTTTGCGTAGCTGTGAGCGTTTGCAACCTGTGCTCCTCTAATGCGACCACCGACTTTGTTGTCTTCAGTGATGCGCTGCGCACGTCTCTGTGCTATTGCATCCTGTGCAATCTCCCACTCTTCAGGTGTAAGGCGAGGACGCGGCATGTCGTGCAGCCTTACTTGTTAGTTGTCTTGTCTGCAGAGAAATAACCGATGGCAAAGAGTGCCAGAGAGATTACGGAGTTTGTGACGATCTCAGGTATGTAGAAGCCCCAGATGGCATGGACGCCATAGGCAACAGCAGCGACAATTCCAGAGACGGTCGTTTTCCAGTCCTTCATGAGAAGCCCCTTGATGATGGTGTAAAGGTGTCTTACTATTTCAAAAATACTAGGCTTGCTTGTCGAATTATCCACAACCTCGTGACGCTGCAGCTGCACGGGCAGCCTGTTCACAGGTGTCATAGTGCCGAACATTTGCGGCCGCTCTATCTTGTTACGAAGGTCGACCCTGGTGATTAGTGGCTCGTCAAGATTTGACACGCTTATAGGCTTTCTTTACTGGTGCTGGCGTGTTCGTCCGCTCTTCCAACCTTACGAGCCGCTCGATAATTTCTACGATGCGCTGTGTGATTAGCTCATCAGATTTCTTGAGACTTATTATTTCTTGCGTCGTGTTGCTCATCACTTCGTGCATGGCTATCACGTTGTCGCGTGTGTCTCTAAAATCATTTACCAATGACTTTACCCAGAAGCCGATGATAGCGAGCATGGTTGACATGATAACACCGAAGAGCATTTCGATTGTCATTCTTGCGTCTCCGTTATTCTTGCGTCGATGACTCTTCCGGCTGCACGTTCAAGCCGAGTTTTTCCTTGACAAGTTCCGCAAGAACTTCGTCGTCAGATCCCCACGTTGAGAGTTCGTCTGCTGTGAAGTTTACTTGAGTTCCAGAGATAGCGTTTCCATCAACATCTAAATATGCAACTGCGCAGAAAGCATACTGATTGCCTTCGCCAAAACGAAAGATGACGTTATCAATAGCAATCGATACGGCTTCTGCGTACAATTGCTTTGGTGTAATTGGTGCAATGATTGCCATTGTATATTCCTTTAGTTTATTATCCGACTACTCGTGTTGCTCGTATGTGAGCTACCCAGTTGATTGTCTTGCCTGATTGACTTGCTTGGCATAGTACTCGCAGACGCTGGCTTCCCGTTCCAGTGTCTGCAGCAACGTCCCAAACACCCCCACTGTCATCTCCTAAGCTAGTTTTAGTGGGCGTCCCTACAAAAGCCACCGTGCCTGCGTTGTTATCTATACAACCTCTTATAGTCCATGCAGCGCATTCGTTGTTTGCATCTGTGCGACGTGCGACAATTAGAATATCGAATGCCAAAGCTCCATCAGTAGGAACCTGCATAGTATTTGCTGTTGTCCATGCTAAGCCGTCTGCAGTTAGCTCGCCTTGTGCGGCTGATGTTGTCTGAGCGCGAACTACCATTTCCTGCACTTGCGCGTCGCCATTGGCTGCAAATCTACCGGAAGCGTGAGAGCGCATGGCGTAAGTGTCTGCGACGGCATAATGACCAGATGCTACAGAGTTTTGCCCAGAGGCGCTATTGAGCTGACCGCCAAATATTGCACTGTAATCACCGCTTGCAGTATTGCTACTGCCACCAGCACATACTGACATAGTTGCGCTCGCCAAATTGGCAAAACCACCAACTATTGCAGAGTATGATGCACTTGCGTTGTTGTTTTG